AGATGACCTGCTCAAAGCCGTCGTAGTCCCCCGCATACTGTTGTGACCGTAAGGACATAGACCCCAATAGGACAAGCCCCTTCCCAAAGGACATCGCATCCAATATTCTTACGGCGTCCGCCGGATAGTTGTCCGGATATTCTTTGACGTTCCCCAAGTCAGTCATTCTTATGGTGGGTGATATTTTATTGCCTCGCCATAATCTCCTGCGGATATCTCCCCCGGTGAAAAATGTCCCGGTCTTGTAGAAACAAATGTCCATCCTCGCAGACAGAGCCTTTGGAGCCGAGGGAGAGTTAAACGTAGGAGAATCCCTGAACCGTCAATTCAATACAACACTGGAACGCCGTGGTGGCTTCTACACCTTTGACTACGGTGGAACCCTCCCTACGGGTCGCACGATAGAACTGGAGCTCAAGACTCGCCGTATACGTCATGACCAATACCCTACGACAATGGTGGGGCGCAACAAGATAGAGTACTGCTCCAATGCCAATACGGATTACTACTTCGTCTTCAACTTCAGTGACGGTATCTACTACATCAAGTATGACAAGGCCCTCTTTGCTTCCTTTGAATGTCGCAACGACTTTGTACGGTCTCAGCGTAGCGATTGCCCCAATCCAGTCCAATCGGTGGTCTATATACCGAATAACCTGCTGATTCCGCTCAATCCTGTGTAAAAATGTGCGAAATAGAGATGATTCCCCTATATGAAACAACTAAATAGTGTTATTTGTTTCATTTAGCCTACTTTCATATTAAAAAAAGGCCTTTTTTTAAGCGTAATATAGCCAAAGTAAGCATATATAGGCCTAAACTTGTTTAATCAGGGGTAAAGAAGCGTAAAAACGACTTGTTTACCGCCCCAAATCATTAATCCGTCCATAAAATATCGCATCTTGGATTAGAAATGCCCTATAAACTTCGCAAGGCTCCCAAGAAGGACCTATATTGGGTTGTGACGAAGGAAACGGGGAAGCACCATTCCAAAGAACCGTTGCCATTAGCGACGGCCAAGAAACAACTGGCAGCTCTCTATGTTAGTCTGAAGGGCGGTGAATATCCAATACCGCCTCCGACCATTCCGGATTATCCGCCCATTGTTCCGAGTGGTGGAGAAGGTACACGTCTCTACAAGGAGTTGATGGACATGCTGAATGACCCTGCGCAGAAGGCCTACTGGATACGAGAGCAGAAGTCATTGGGGAAGCCGACGACGGAGGCTGATTGGGCGAAGCGTCAAGAGGTTGTCCGCAAGGCCAATATCAAGAGAGCGGGATTCGGCTTTTCCCCAGAGCAAGAGGCGGAGATGAAGCGGAGGGAACTGGAGCAACAAGAGTACGCAGAAGCCTATAGGAAGTGGGACGAAGGACGACAAGCCTATCTGGCCGAGAATCCAGAGGAGAAGACCTATACGCCTACGCTGGACGAAGACGGCGAACCGCTTCAGATGAGTGAGGCAGAGCGTAACCAGTTGCCACAGATAGACGGTCCTGAGTTTGCCCGTCGTCTGGAACTGTATCGTAGCCGTCACCGTACGGGGTTTGAGAAGTTCGCCAAGGGCTTTACGGACTTTGCGACCAGCGTAGCCGATGCTGGGATTGATACCCTAGCTAAGATAGCGCCCGGCATTGGCAAGGTGGCAAAGGTTGCTTACAAGACCTTTGCGCCTCCGGGGTCAGAGTTCTATACCAAAGGGACATTGGCACAGAAGGCTATGAACCTACCGGGCAATGTGATTGACACGGCACTGGGGAGCGGGATGGAAGGAGGCTTTCGGACAAAGGCAGAGATGGATGCTTATCGGCAGAAGATTGGCTCAGAGGCGGCCACCATCTACAACAGGATTGGACACTGGTTGAGTAAAAGCACATCTGATGAAGGAAAGGGGTATTACACTATTTGGTATGGGAGAGAGGGACGCATCACGAGTGCTATTGCCGACTATCTCGTGAGGATGGATAGTATAGACCGTGACGTTAGGGACGGACGCCTCACACCAGAGCAGGGCAGAGATAGGAAGTTGGAGCTCGTGACTGCCACTGGGGGAACCAACCGGTTTATATTTGACATCTATCAGGCGTGGAGAGCAAGTAGAGCGGGAACTGTAGCCCCTTGGTATGACGGCCCTCCTTCTGCCAAGAGAACGAAGACAGAGGGGGAAGGGAGGGTTTCACCTCTCAAACTTGGTAGAGGCAAAGCGTTGAAGGGCGGGGCTATCCCCTCTAGAAATATTCTTCAGCAGATGGCAAAGGCCTCTTACTCTCCCAACCCTCCCTCCGCTATTGCTGGGTTCAACCTCGTCCGCTCCACTCCTACTCTCAAGTTCTATAAGGAAGGAAAGGGAGAGAAGGGAAGAGACATCGTCATTGCTATTCGGGGCACCAACCCTACTGACACTACGGACCTCAAGGCAGATGCGATGATTGCGCTCAACCAGTTACAATCCTCTGCTCGGTTCCAGAAGGATGTCCGTGACCTCAAGGACTTTCAGAATCAATACCCTCCCTCCTCCTACCAGTACTATGGTGTAGGTCATTCGTTGGGTGGTGCGATACTGGACGCCTTCCTCAAGCTGGGTCTGATACGGAATGGAGTGTCCTACAATCCTGCCGTCCAGCCACTAGACATCCGTAGCAACATTGCCAACCAGCGCATCTACCAGAAGGGTGACCCCTTGTATGAGACGATAGGACGGTTCACGCCGGGTGTAGAGGTACGGGACAAGAAGAAGGCGCCGGGTCTCTTTGATAAGGTTATCTCCTATGTCCCCTTCGTTGGGTCTGTATACGACGCCTACACGAATCACGCATTGGATAACTTTACGGGTGGCCGACGGCCAACCGGAAGGTTCCATAAACAGTTGCGGGATGCGGGAGTGAGTCCAGAAGCCTATCTCAAGAAGGCACAAGCCAAGGCCAAGAAGCACGGACTGGCTTGGAAGCATCTGGGCTTCAGTAGCGATGACAAGCACAAGTTACAGATTCCCAAGGCTAATGGGACGCTGGTTCGCTTTGGCTCCGTTGGGCTGGGCGACCACGTGCTTTACTCTCTAGCACACGACCCGACCGCAGACGAACACCGTCGCCGGTTCTTAGCGAGGGCAACGAAGATAAAAGGCGACTGGAAGAAGGACTCGTATTCCCCGAACAATCTAGCGATTCACGTGTTATGGTAGGGAGGGTGACGGGTGCCGTCAAGTCCACGTCAATGTATCCACCACCGGATACGGGCGCATAGAGACGGGTGATGGTCGGGATATAGTCTACTAGATTCCCTGCGATGTCCATATACTGAATGACTTCTTTTGTAGAATCCATTGGATGCCTTCTACAAATAGAATGAGATATTAAATTATGAATGAACGAGGCCCACTTAGTATCTGGGGATAAACCAGTTGATAACGAGGTCAGCGGTAGGGGCAACAGGAACGGAAAATGTAAAACCGACACCTGCCGTAACCACTACTGAAACACCTGCTCCTGCGGCGGGTCCAGCAGTTGTGTAAGGGTTATTGGAAAACTGAATGGGTGTATTGGCCAACACGGCTGCGTTGACGACAGGGGTAACAGGTCCCGTTGCTCCAGAAGGGATTGTAATCTGTCCTGCTTGGTCGGAGCCGGTAAGACCGCAGAAGTTATCACCCTGTCCAGCGAGGAGGGATGGCTTCGGGATGCTCAGATTGATAGAGTTCACATTCCCATCAGCGTACGAGATTATCTGAAATGCTCCTTCTGTGCGACCACCAAAGGTGCCGTTCGGGACGGTAATAGAGAAAGCAGACTGGGTGGGGTTGCCAATGGGGGCTGCGAAGTCGGCAAACGGGGGCTCCACAAGGTTGATTTCTGTAACGGCCCTCACAGCCGGTTGTACACCCGCAATGGCTTGAACTAACAGGTTCGGGACTTGAGCCCCCGCCGCAAGACGGGCGACGGACTGAGCCTCTCCAGTATTATCTACACCCGTGGCAAGGGATGGAACAAGAAGAACGGATGAAGGGGCGTAGCCTCCGGATAGTTGTGATGCCGACATCTATATGAGAGTGTGAGATTTTTGATTCAGGATTAAATCATTTTAAGCACTGTATTTCACAACGAAGTATTCTACATTCGTATTCGCAGTAGCAGCAGCGTTAGTGCTGATTGTGAAACTTACACCGGGGTTGATTGCTGAAACCCAGAACCTTTCCGCAGTAGCATCCTCGGCGGCCTGTCTTAGTTGGACAAGTATGACTGCCCCAGCCGTAACAAGAGTGTTAGGAACTACGACAGTGGTTGCCGTTGCTAAGATAGTCACGATTGCGGACTGGGCAGCACCAATCAGTTCCCATATGTTATCAGACGTTCCACCGGCATTTGGCTTTGGCACTCGCACGATTTTCCCTTGCGCCGCCCCACCCGCATACCCCTGAAAAAACAAAACGCCCTCGTCCAGAGTCGTAGAAGAATTATTAGAGCACTGAAAGACGTACTGAGACTGGGTCTCGTTCGCACTTGCGTACGTCGCAAAGGGAGGCTCCGCAATCACTAACTGGGTGGTACCAGCGAAAGGTGTCGTAACATCCACGTACGCTCCTGCCGAACGCTGAACTATAAGAGAAGAGACTGCGTTCGCAGCCTCAATCGCAAGAGTACCCGCACCCGGGTTTACGACGGTATTTACTGAGGGCCTTGGGACAAGACTTGGGCCTGAAGGAGCGGGTCCACCGGAAAGTAATGATGCGGACATTCTATATCATTACTCAACATTATTTATTGGACTCAAATCATCTACATCAACCGGGCAGATAATCCCTTCGCACCTCTGCGACCGCCAGATGCGCCTCCCGTGGCCATACCTCCTGCGGAAGGACCGCATCCCATTGCGCCACCCTCCTTGAAGCCCTTGTAACCCTCCTTCGCAGCGGAGAGGAGAGAAGGAGCAGCCTTGCGGATACCCGTCATGAGTTTGTCCATAAAGCCACCGCCAACGTAGCGGTCCAGCTCCGTACGGGTCATCATTGACGCCATAGGGGCCGAGATGATGTCCTGCTCGGAGAGTACGCCCTTGATGATACGGGACGACCCACGGATGGATTCAAAGAACCCTGAGTTCGCCGTAATGACGAAGAGGGAAGGAGTCTGGGCAACGGAGGTGTTGTTCCTGACTTGAAGGTTGAACTGGAGGGTGAAGTTACCCACAAGGGATGGCGCTTGTCCGCTCTGTAGGGTGATGTCCGCACTGGGCTTGAGCACCAGCAGACCACCCACCAAAGGAATAAGTTGGCCTTGGGTTCGGGAGAGACCAGAGCCCTGAATCACACTTGCGGGGGCGGCCGTGGTACCGGGTGTCGCCCAAGACGCAGACGAGGAGCGCCCAGCGCCGGACCAAGACGCATAGTCCATATCCAGACCGTTGTGGACGGACATCTGGTACAACTGCTCGGTTGTGACGGAGGACAAGAGACCGGAAAAGTTGTCAAAGTTGATGCTGAGAGGGTTCGCTACGTTGTCAATGGCTCTGTTGGCCAGAGGCAAGTAGTTATCACCTTCAAAGGGGCTTGTAACGGATGGCTTACAGTAGATGATGAGCAAGTCGGGAATCTGAGGCAGAGTGATGGTCTGGGACTGAACTGTACCGTAAGTCCCGGGCGCAATAGGAAGGCCCGTTGTAGCACCCTGCGTAATGTAACGGGGGAACTCCATATAGGGCACGACGGACTTGGGGGGCAGAGGAACATCCAGAGAGGGAGTCAAGAAGGTCACGTTCAGGACAGAGCCCTGAAAGACACTGGCAAGACCCACTTGCGTGTTGTAGGCAGCGGGACCGACCACGACACCCGCACGGGAGCAGGAACGGATGACGCTGGAGGGGGTGGACTTCATATTCATAATCAACTGGATGTTGTTGATGCCGAAGAGACCCGTCTCCCACTCGTGTTCATCGGAGAAGATGAAGGGGCTGAGGCAGATGGGCTCGGTCGTGCGCCACTGGAGGAAGATAGACCCAAGATTGCCCGTGTAAGTCTGAACACCGTTCGCAGGAACAGGAGCAAGAGCAGGATTGTACACGGGAACACCATTGACGGCATCGTAGGGGGCACCAGCGAAGGCAGGGGAGGCAGTGCCGAGTTTGTTACCTTGGGGGTCCGTGAAGAACAGGCCGGGGAAGGCGCCGTTAGGAACATTGTCGTAGTCTGTGGAATCATTGTAGCCACCGATGGGGTTGTTCTGGGTGCCGAAGGCGTCATCGTAACACGCATACTTGTCAAGCATTGTGGGTGCGGTGCGGATGAGGCGGTTCTTCTTGTAGTCTGTGAGACGGAGGATGGGGTTGAGCACATCCTGAGAGTTAATGACGGTTGTTGTCTGTTATACCGTGGCTTTCACCATACTTTCACACCTCCCGCCGGGAGGTCGGCATAGACTTTACCTTTAAGGGGTCATCGGAGATTGTCAATCTCCTCACCCTTACGCTCGTGAAGTCGTTGAGCCTTTTCCATAGCCTGACATAGCGGCCGTAGGAACTTGACTGCGGATTACCCAATCCTCACACTTTTTACCGTTGGGTTCGCCAATTAAGCGAGTTCCTCTTCCTCCCTTTCGGGGGAGAGTGGTATGTGAGGCTCTAAGGGACTTCCCGCACTAAGCCGGTTGATTCCGGTAGAGCGTTTTTGCCGTATCTTTTCAATACGACACCGACTACGCACGGCAATGGTTAAACCATCACCGCCACATCGTTAATGGTTGCTGAGAGGGTGCTGACCAACTGGTTGAGGGGCAAACAGGCCAAAGCAAAGTCACGGCCGGGGACACAGATGGGCTGCCCCGCTACTTGGCCGGGGGGGTCCAAGACAGTCACGGGGCACTGAAGGCTGACGGTGGAGGACCAGAGAATCTTCCTGTCCACGAAGACGTTCTCGGAAGGCACGTAGATGTTGTACGTGTGCTGGGAAGATGAGGCGGCTATAGCGTTAAACGGCGCATTGGTCACGCTAAGGGCGCCCTTCTCCACGGCGTACTTCGGGCGGCTCTGGACAATGCGAGAGTCCATTACGGTCAACTTCTCAATGTCGGAACTCATCGTATATCATCTGGTGAGTTTATTTTTTGCGAGTGAAATCACTTTCACACAATCCCCTTCTTTCGGAAGAGGCACTTAATGCTGACCGTGGAAAGGTTAAACATATTTATCGGGTAAAGGTTGCCGTCCAGACGGTTCTTAAAAAAGACTTGGATGTCTATGCTGCGGACTTCCTGCTTGGAGGCGCCGAAGTCCGTCATGCGATACTCGGCAACGGGGGTGTAGTAGGTGAACTGACGGTAGGCTTCGGGACCCGCCGTGCTCGTGTCCAGAGCAATGTCCGTAATGATAGGCTGGAAAGCAGACTGGGAGGTAGGAGCCGAGTCGCCCAAGTTGCCAGTGCCCAGCACGTTGGGCTGCCCCGTAGCCTCGTACTTGATGGGAAGGAGGGTGGTCGTGAAGACGATAGAGCCAATCGGGGACCAGAGGGAGCCCGTGCTCTGGTAGTCCTGCTCCTGCTTGTAGTAGACCTTCTGCTTGGAGATGGGGACGATGCCGAGCGGGGGAACGCCGGAGTAAGGGCTGAGACGATAGTCCACGACGTTCTGGTAGAAGTTGTTGTAGAACAGGATTTCGTAGGTGTAACCGAAGGGGACGGGGTTCGGGAAGCCATCCGCCGTAAGGTTGGTCGTGTTCCAGTAGTCCGAATAGAAGTTGTTCAGGAGACCATACAGGTTGGAGTTGAAGAAGATGCGCATCGTAGGCTTGGTCTGAGGAGAGGCCGTTCCCGCCACATAGGGGATGGGGGTGAAGGCCGTGATGCGACCTCCGAAGCCGTCCGAGTCAGCAAAGATACTGAAGAGTTTGCTCTTGTTATCGTAGGTCAATTGAGGCGCATTGACGTAGGCCAAGAAGTCAGCATAGGTAGGGAAGGGAAAGGGGTCAGTCAAACCCGGATACGTTGCCCATTGTAGTGCGAAATCGGCATAGAGGAGGTTGTAGGCAGAGGGACTTCCCGTCACGGCTGGGTCACCGCTCATCGTCGTCTGCCACATAGACACGAAGTGAGTAAAGGTGTTGACGTAGTAGTAGTCCGTGGAAATGTCCTGCTGCCTGAGAGGAGGAGCAGGGATAGGAGCTACCGACGTGTTGTAGTTCTCTGGAAGGAACTCTATGAAGGTAGGGGTAGGGGTAATGGCAAAGGAGATGGCACCCAGATTCGTGTTCCACGTCTGCTGGTAGGTAACGGCCATCTTGTACGTCGTCTTGTTGACGTCTGGCTGACCCAGTTCTATCGTGGGAATAAAGATGGGCAAGTCCAGTCCGGGGCCGTCCATCGTGAAGCGGACGATGGTGAAGTCGTACTTGGACGTGTCGGAACAGAGCGCCGTGTCACGAGTCTCGTTGAAGCGGATTGCTGGGTCTGGTGGGACGTTGCCACCCGCTAACAGAGTATCTGACGACGTGTTGTTAATGATATCTGCGTTGAAGTAGATATAGTCCGGAAGACCATCACTGAATCCTTCATATCTGACATTGTTGATACGAGCCGACATTCTATACTACTCCAACACATTTATTTTCGCAACTTATTGAACGTCATCTCTGTGACGAAGTCATCAGCAGACTTTCCCGACTCCTCTATCATCTCGTGATATTGGTCAATGTCCTTGCCATCGTACATCAAGCGCACGGCAGAATGACGACCGCAGGTCGCCACATTGGGGCTTTCCCGCTGGAAATCATGCGTGTTGTAATATACGGGCAGTCCCGTGGCTCTCAAGAGTCGTGTGAGGTCTGGTCGTTCAATATCGTATTCCTCCAGTCGGCTCCTTCCGAGACCCTTCTTCTGTTCCTCTGGCTTGTCGCCGTAGGGGTCAAAGAACTCTATCATCTTAGGACGGCGAAAGAGGGCCGTCCAGTGTCCACTATGGGGGCCACTATTGGGAAACAAGAGAATGGCTCGGCCACGCTTATCAAACAGTTCGTTGGCATCGGTGAGGTCTTGAAGTTGGGGGTAGTTCCATATTCTGATGTCACGACCCAGTAAGCGACGTAAATCACCGTCACTTAATGGATATCTTTGTGCTTCTTCCATTCTATTGTCTGAAAATATTTTATGTTGCCAATAGAAAGAGATGACATCCTACGCCAACTGGTCTGCTTTTGTCCAATATCAAGTCGGTAACGTGGTTCAGTACAACGGCTTTCCCTACGTGGCGCAACTTGTATCCTTTGGAGTGCCTCCGTTCCCGGTGAATCCGTCTTGGGTGCTACTGAACGCTGGTGGCTCCGCAGTTGGCATCCAGCAGCTGGGGCAGTCGGGGAATAACATTACCCTTAACAAAGGGGGGGGGTCAGCCGATGTCAGCACAACCACCGCAGTGGCCACCTCTACGCAGAAACTGGGAGGCCAGTCCTTCAATGATATGTTAGTTCTGACATCCTTTGCGTCGGATGTGTTTGTTGGCGACCTTGGGGGGACTCCTCGCAATCTCACCGTGGACGGCTATGCGGACCTCTACCAGATTCGTGACTCTGTAGGAGCCGTGGGAGCCGTGGGGGATGTCTTGGGCATTAATCCTGCGGGACCCACTGGAGCTCTGCTCTGGGGAGCAGGTGGCGGTGGGGGAGGGGGTTCTACTGGCGCAACTGGCGCAACGGGTCCTACTGGAGCAACTGGCGCAACGGGTCCTACTGGAGCAACGGGCGCAGAGGGTCCTACTGGCGCAGTGGGCGCAACGGGCGCAGAGGGTCCTACTGGCGCAACGGGCGCAACCGGCCCCTTCTCTCAGTCCCTCGCCAACAAAATCCTTGTGACTGAAACTCCAGCCCCAGTAGGAGGCGTTACGAATCTAACGTGGAGCACGGGTGACCCTCCCAATATATATGTCCCTTACGGTGTCGGGACGACCAATACGACTCTGGCTCCTATTGACCCTGCTGCGACCGGCTCGGGTTGGCGATTCAGTAAGACCTACTCTGCTCTGCCAATCTCTACTATTTTAGCAAATCCGCTCATAACGGGGGCGACCTATACCATTATTAGCCAAGGCAATCCTGTGCTGAACTGGAATGCGATGGGGGCTCCTCCTACACACCCAAACGGTACGCAGTTTCTCTACAACGGAACGGCACCCGTGGGAGGCACAACGACACCCGGGTCTGCGTACGCTTCCACCAAGATTTCGTGGTATACTCTCAACGCTCTCTACGGCCTTTCACTTCCGCAGACGCTTGTTCCCTCCATCGCCATCAAAAAGAAGAACCTGCGCAATGCGTGGTTCCTAGTCAAGATGAATGCCGACATTGCCCTCCAAGGCTCCTTTGCGATTCAGATTGAGACATACGCATACCAGTTCGGTGGTAACACAACGAACGACTACACGGGACGATGGGCTTATTCTGTGCCTCTCCAGCAGGGCCAAGGATTCTCCGCTCAAACTACGACCAACATCACGACGGCAGCGGGTCTTCTCTTTCCCCGTCTGCGCTCGGGCTTCACCTATCTGCTCTATGCGGGGGACATGAGTCCCGCCTATCTCCCCCTCCAAGGTGCGGGGTCGTATATGGTAGGCGGTGCGGGTCTCTTCGCACCTTCTCAAGCCACCACAGAGAACACCCTTCGTGACCCTTTCAATCTATATGACGTCTATCCTCACTTTGCGCTGACTGCCACGGCTTATACTCCCAATGCGACACAACCGGCCTTTGGTGGTTCAAGCCCCTACTCTGACGAAGCAGATGTGGAAGTAGCATCCATCTATCTCAACACCTCTTCCACCTCTCCTCCCGTCGGCGTAGGCCAGACCACGATGGACTTCAACGTGATGGCCTTCGGCTATAGCGGACTCGTAGAAGGCGGAGGGGTGGAGACGCATAGTTACGCCTCCAACTGGCTCTAACGTAGGTCTCTATCGTGGAGCTTTGAATTATTTAAGAATGACCAGAGCCTACCACGGGCCCACTGGTACGGACTCATCTTAGCAGAGGGTGGGGCGTCTATGTGCTTGACGCCCGAGGACTTCAGACGGACGCTTTTATAGGAAGTTCTATAAGCCCCGATACCCCTGTTATACACTTGTTGTAGCACATCCTCGGAATACCCGAATATCTTACTCAATTCTGGAATAGAATACCCACGGTCTTCCATTCCATAACGCTCCAAGACTTGTTCTCGGTGGGTCTTCATGCTGCGGTAGGTTGAGATTCTTTCTGCTCCTCCTTTTCCTTCAGACGCTCACTGCGCCTCGGAATCTCAATCGCCTCTACCTTCTCTCCTGCTTTGGGTGTTGTGTCTGTGATATCCAACGAGACTATCTTCTCTGCTCCGCAACACCTGCTACGTATCTTCTTGTGGTTCACTGCTGCTACGACCATTCCTGTCACGGCAAGGACGAGGCTGACCCACGAGACAATAGAAGACCCAGTCGGAGTGTCGCTCATTTACTCTTGTTTAGAAATTATACCACGTTTCAATACCACCCGTTCCACCGCCTTCGGCTTGAAGTAGTCCCGTGCCACCTTCTCTACCAACGCCGGGTCGTAGTCCTTACAACTGAAACAGTCCAAAAACGCCGAGTCGCTCTCCTCCGCAAAGTGCCCACACAGATGGCTCGTGGTCAAGTGCGTTTGGAAACTGTAGCCCAGCTTGTCATCCTTGCCGAAGTGCTGAATCTGCGTCTGCCCGTACTGTTCCATCTGGATGGCTTTGACGACGGCGTTACTAAACTGCTGAATCTTCACGGGGGAGCGGATGGCAGCAGGACAACACTTACCGAGATTGAGAATCGTGTGAACACCCCACGTCATATGTCTATAGAAGATAATTTTGCGGCAGGTCTTTCAACGCTGCTGCGTCCAAGCGCAAGACGGCCGACAACCAACCCAAGTCATCCTCTTTCTCCTTCTGGGTTAACGGGAATGCTCGGGCAAAGTCTCCCCGTGCCCGTTCCAGAATGGCGAGTGCCGTGTCACCACTAAAGTACGACCCCAGTAGCGAATAGAAGTCTGCGCCACGCAACTGTGGTGGATACGAGTTCTCACGTACCAGCTGGTCCACCCACCGTTCCATCCAACGACACTGAACATCATCCACCGCCGTGATGCCCGTGACCCGCTTCACCGTGGCCGCAGGAATCACACACTTGACCTTCTTGAAGTCCTCCTTGTCCTTCTCCTCCTTTGTCTTCTTCGGCTTCTTCAACGGCGACGTCCACTCCATTCCTACTCAGACGTGCGATATTCTGACACTCCAACCAAACACATCGGGAAGGCGGTCCTTTTTGTTGTTTCTCAGGGAGGGTAGGGAGGGTAGGGGTTTTCAGTACCCTCCCTACCCTCCCCACGGTTCATAACGATACAAAGTGACACTCACCCTCCCTTTTCTCTATAGGATAAGAGAGTAAGGGAGGGTTGGGAGGGTTTGGGGAGGGTTTTGGGCCATCAAAAATATTTTGTTGGCCGAAGCCTTTTTTTTTGTTTCTAACTGGATTTTATACCCCCCAAACCCTCCCTCCCCTCTAACCCTCCCCTCACTCTACCTCCTCTGGCACCCCCGTCCAGACCCCAGCCGCCACGGGGACAATCTGGCACCCATCCTTATCCAGAGCCACCTCTCCTGCCCTGAGGAAGTGTAACTTGACCAGCCCGTCCACCAACTTCGGCACGTCAAAGCGTCGCACGATGATGCCACTGGTCTTGCGTGTGGTCGTGGGCGCATCTGTCAGCACACCCTCCTCCTCCTCTGTGTAGGCCTCATTCATCAACTTACAGAACGCCGTCTCGGAGGGCATCGTGTCAGCCTTGCGCTCCCCAGACGACATCGCCCAGTCCTTGAAGCGGTTGTAGAGACTGCGACTGGAATCCTCCACGGGCAGACGGCCACGACGCAACTCATAGCAGAGCCACTTGTAATGGATGGGCGCATTCATCTGTCGCACGTGTATGTAGGTGTCCGTGATGGGACGATGATTGAAGAACTCAATGGGCGTCTTCCACGTTTCCACCGTCATCAGATACTGGAAGAAGGCTCGTTGGACTCGTGGGTTCTCCATCGCCACCACGAGCGCATCAAAGTAGGCCTTGTTGCCACGATGTGCCGTCACGGTGTCAAACATCCACTGACGACGGCTCATGCCACCCTTGGACGGAAGCGGGTTGGCGTTGTTGGAGCCGAAGATGTAGCGGTCGTAGCAGTTCATCTCCCGTTCTGCCACGCACTTCTTGTTGACGATGGTCTTGCGACTGGTAATCTTGGACTGGAGACGGTCGGTGTTGGTGTGGTTGTCCTTCCCTGCGGCCTCCTCCACGAAGACCAGCAACTTGCCCTCAAAGACAGAGTTGAACTGACCGTAGAGCATTGAGTTGTCCCCCACCACGACGTAGTAGTCTGAGCCCAGCACCTTGCGACCAACCCAGTCAAAGAACAGATTCTTGCCCGTGCCACCGCCCTCAAACAGTAGACCGCCCATATCACGGAAGAGGATGCTGGTGTCGCTCTTGACCTCCGGACTCTGAAACAGATTCGCCAACCAGCGAACGAAGTGGTCCTTGTGACCGCTGGTGAGGGCGTCCATATGGGCGAGGATAGGCGCAATCAGACCAGCGACCTCCTCTGTGGGGACGGGAGGGAGGGTGTCTGCTTGGAAGCCGTGGAACAGATTGAAGACGCTCTTGGGACACGTCGCACGGTTGGGAATGAAGTCACACTTGATGAAGGTAGGGCGCTCAGGGTCCTTCAGCCACTTCGTCAGGAAGGGCACCATCTTCGTCTTGATTTCACCCTTGGCCGTCTCCTCCAGCTCTGGCACGGAGAGATTGGCGTAGTGGACCACGGCGTCGCTCCACTTCATCTCCAGTCGTGTGCCGTCCTCAATGAGGCAGTTGAGCAGAGACCCGACCATAAAGTGCGTCTTGTCAAAGTCCTGCTTCATGCGAGTGTAGGCGTCGGCGGAATGCGTAGGAGCCACGTAGGAATGCTCCATCGTCTTCACGGTCAGCGACAGAGGATAGCCCAGCGTCTTGTGGAGGTGCTCCTCCGCACGGACCAGCAGGTCAGCAGGAAAGAGCAGTTCGCCCTCCAGCCTCAGCACCAGTCCGCCGTCGTGTATCAGCACCTCCATAGAGCGACCATTGGCAGCGAGGAACTGCTTGAGACAGAACAGAGCCTTCTTCTCCTCCTCCTGAAAGAGCACGGACATCAGCACGAACTCTTTGTTGTAACGCTTCTCAATGGGCTCGTTCTTCTTGCCAGACTTGACCTTTACGAGGTCTGGGTGGAGCAGGTAGAGACGCTTGGCCAGTGCCGTAATCTCACCCGTGATGCGACTCACCATTGCCGTCGCAATCCCCACGGCCGTTGTCGGCTCGTCCCGTGTGCTCTCGCAGTAGAGACTGACGTCACCGCCGAACAGAGTGCGTAGGAAGTGGAGTTTCCCAGCGTCCCTCGTAGGAAAGGTGGCAAGGCATTCCGCACGGTGAGCGATGTAGTAGTCAATGGCCTCGTGGGGCAGGTGGTGATGGGCGCAGAGATGGGACGCAATGTAGTAGTGAGCGTTCTCCAAGTCAATGTCCCAATAGTACTTCCCCGCCAGTGCGTTGCGAATCATCTTGGGGAAGCCTTGGAGACCGATGTTGTGCTCAGGCGTCAGACGTCCCAAGCCCTTCTCACCGGTGCCCTTGGGAAGCACGTAGCGTATACGGGCGATGCCGGGCGCACCCTTGCGGCAGTCCTTCCAGTAGTGACGCAACTTGACACGGTCCTCCACGTTAATCGCCTCATCCTTCAGCATCGCCTGAAGGGTCGTCTCACAGAAGCGTTCGTCTTGGTCAAAGTGCGTAGGAAGCGTGGGAGCAGGGGTCGGTACAGTCGCACCAGCACCCGTGCCAACAGACGCATCAAAGAGGACGATTTCGTTGGTCGCCGGGGAGTCTGTCAGGGCCATCTTTACTTGGGGAGCAGACTTTTTTCTCGGAGCCAAACCCGCACCTGCCCCCGTCGCTTCGTTCAAGGGCGCAAAGATATAGGCAAAGTCGTCGTCAGTAAGG